AAATTAACGAAAATCCATTAGGTGCTCTTGCTACTTTTGGAAAAAATGTAGCTGCTGGTTTTAAAAATCCTAAATTTGCCCAAGTAGCAGGAAAGGCAACTACTGGTGCAAATAAAGGACAAGTAGTAAATAAAACAGCTTCAGCAGGCGCAAAAACAGGATCAGCGTTAGGAAGTAAACCTGCAATGGCAGCGGCTGGTGCGGCAGCAGGCGTAGCAGGTATGTCAGCTATGCAGAAGAAACCAACACCTCCTGTACCAGGTCCGAATACAGCTACTACTACACCTCCTCCGGTTAGTGGTAAGCCAGAAGCAAACGCGGCACCAGATCCTAAAGATGTAGAAGCATTAAATGCAATGGCTAATGAATTACAAGATAGTCAAGATCCTATAGATATTGAGTTGATGAAACAATACAACGGTATTATCAATGCTATCAATAATCGTGCAGCCGACGACAAGCGTACACAAGGTGAGATTGCCGCAAGTGCAGATCTAAAAGACGCAGGTGTTTAAAAAGTTTTAAACCAAATAAAAAGCGCCCTAGGGCGCTTTTTTAATGAAAGTGTTCTTGGAAACAGTGCATTACTTCGTGTCCAACATCAGCTTCGGTTGGACGTTTCTTAGTAATGATTCTGCAGGTCTTACCTTGCCATACGGCACATGCATCCATTTTGTAAGGAAGCTTGTGTCCATACTTGGCGTACTCTGCGGCGCAGGCTTTATTTACATCATCAACTACCTCCCAGGTAATGGTTACAGATTTACGTAGGTTCTTTGTAGCATCATATGTTTGAGCTACTGTAGATCCTGCGAATGCCAATAAAGTGATAAAAGCTAGTGTTTTCATAAATTAATTATAACATCGTTTGAGCTTTTTAGCAAATCATTTGGCTATTGACTTCTAATGATAACTAATGTATACTAGTATTTTAAGGAGTAGTTATGTCAACACGTATGTATGGGCCAGAAGAAAAAGCCAAATTGGAACGTCTTATTAACGAAGGCTCAACCGTTTTGCGAGAAATTGAAGATTTAAAAGAAGGTTTGAAAGAAACTGTTAAAGCAGTAGCAGAAGAATTGGAAATTAAACCAAGCGTTATTAATAAAGCAATTACTATTGCACACAAAGACAATTGGAAAGAACACGAATCAGCTTGGGAAGATGTAGAAATGATTCTTGGTGTTACTGGACGTTTGCCGAAAGACTAATGAACTTTCTAAAAGGCATTTACGTTTGGGCAAGGACTGATTACCGGGAGTGACCTACCCGGTTTTCATTAGAGATTACAGCATGGCTTATGAGCCTGGGCTGCTCTCTAACATTGGCAGCTGGCGCAACTGATCCGTTGTTTTTCTATCTGGATCCAATATTCATTTTGCAATGTGCAATATTTGCATGGGCATCTTGGACTCGAAAGAGCACAGGCATGGTGGCTAACTATCTACTGTTGGTCACTATTGATGTCATTGGCTACGTTAGACTACTAAATATGTAAGAGTAAAGTTTGATCAGCTATAAATGATCTTGTTGGTATTTGAGAGCCGAAAATCTCAAGGAGAAAAATATATGTATGTCGATGCGATGTTTGATCGCGACAATGACATTGTCAAAGTCGTTGAGAGAGCTAAAGACGGAAAAAGGGTGTTTAGAGACTTTCCGGTAAAATACACATTTTACGTACCCGATCCCCGAGGCAAGTATACCAGTACACATGGTGAAACCCTTCAAAAAATTGTTTGTAAGAATTCAAAAGATTTCCGTAAGGAACTTGCAATCAACAGCAACAAGAAGTTATACGAATCGGATTTTAAACCTACATTCGTTACGCTTAGTGAAAATTATCTCAATGCTGAACCTCCCAAGCTTAATGTAGCTTTTTGGGACATTGAGGTGGACTTTGATCCAGAACGCGGCTATGCTTCGCCTGAAGACGCATTTATGCCCATTACTGCCATCGCTGTTCACCTACAATGGATTGACACACTGATCTGTCTTGCTATTCCTCCAAAGACTATGACTATGGAGCAGGCACAAGAAGCAATTAAAGACTTTCCCAACACTTATCTGTTTGATAGTGAAGCAGACATGTTGGACACGTTCTTAAACTTAATACAAGATGCAGATGTTCTAAGTGGATGGAACAGTGAAGGTTTCGATATGCCTTACACTGTTAACCGCATTATTAAAACACTAAGCAAAGAAGACACACGCAGATTGTGTTTATGGAATCAGTTTCCTAAAAAGCGGGAGTACGAAAAGTTTGGAAAAGCAGCTACTACTTATGACTTGGTTGGTCGTGTTCATTTGGACAGTCTCGAGCTGTACCGCAAATACAACTATGAAGAACGACACACTTATCGACTGGACGCTATCGGTGAACTTGAAGTAGGCGAAACTAAAGTTCAATACGAAGGCACACTTGACCAGTTATACAACAATGACTTTAAAGAGTTTATTCGATATAACCGTCAAGATACTGCATTGTTGGACAAGCTGGATAAGAAATTAAAGTTTCTAGATCTTGCCAATACTATTGCACATGATAACACTGTGCTGTTGCCTACTATTATGGGTGCTGTTGCAGTTACTGAGCAGGCTATTATTAACGAAGCTCATCGTAGAGGATTCCAAATTCCTAATCGTAAGGCTCGTGATGACAGCGAAGATACACAGGCCGCAGGTGCTTATGTTGCTTATCCTAAAGAAGGTGTACACGACTGGATTGGGTCATTGGACATTAACAGCTTGTATCCTTCTGTTATTCGTGCGTTGAATATGGGTCCAGAAAGTATTGTTGGACAATTACGTCAAACAAAGACAGATGCTTATATTCAAGGACTTATGGCCAAAGGTAAAAGCTTTGCGGCTGCATGGGAAGGTATGTTTGGATCATTAGAGTACGAAGCTGTAATGAAACAAGAGATTGGTACAGAAATCACTATTGACTGGGAAGGCGGAGACAGCAGTGTTCTTAGTGCTGCCGAAGTTTACAGGCTAATTTTTGAAAGTAACAATCCTTTTATGCTTAGTGCTAACGGTACTATCTTTAGTTATGAGAAAGAAGCTGTTATTCCAGGCTTGCTAAAACGTTGGTACAGCGAACGTAAAGAAATGCAGGCCAAACTTAAAGAAGCTATTAAAGCAGGTAACAAGATTGAAGAAGATTATTGGGACAAGCGACAATTAGTTAAAAAGATTAACTTGAACAGTTTGTATGGTGCGTTGTTACAAAGCGGATGCAGATTCTTTGACAAGCGTCTTGGACAGTCAACTACATTAACTGGTCGTCAGATTGCCAAGCACATGGCTGCAAAGGTAAATGAAATTGTCACAGGCGAATACAATCACGTAGGCAAATCCATTATCTATGGCGATACTGACAGTTGTTACTTTTCTGCTTACAAAACCTTACAAAAAGACATTGACAAAGGACTTATTCCTTGGACAAAAGAAACTGTTGTTCAACTTTATGATCAAATTGCAGAAGAAGTTAACAGTACGTTTGTAGGTTTTATGGAACAAGCATTCCACTGTCCAAAGTCACGTGGCGAAGTTATCAAAGCCGGTCGTGAAGTTGTTGGCTCAAAGAGCTTGTTTATTACTAAGAAACGTTATGCTGTACTTGTCTATGACAAAGAAGGCAAGCGTAAAGACGTAGATGGCAAGCCAGGTGATATCAAAGCTATGGGTCTTGACCTTAAGCGTAGTGATACTCCAGAGTTTATGCAAGACTTCTTAAGCAAAGTACTTGAAAAGGTATTAACTGGTGCAGAAGAACAAGAAGTACTTGACATGATTACTGTGTTCCGAAGCCAATTCAAAGCTCGTCCCGGATGGGAAAAAGGATCACCTAAACGTGCCAACAACATTGCGGAATATCAACGCAAAGAAGAAAAGGCTGGTAAAGCCAATATGCCCGGACACGTTCGTGCAAGTATTAATTGGAATACACTCAAACGCATGATGGGCGACAAATATTCAATGGGTATTGTTGACGGCATGAAAGTTATTGTTTGTAAAGTCAAAGACAACCCATTGGGCTTTACATCAGTAGCATATCCTGTTGATGAGTTGCGATTACCTCAATGGTTTAAAGACTTACCGTTCAATCACGACGAAATGGAAAGCGCCATCATTGACAACAAGTTAGACAACCTTATCGGTGTACTAAGTTGGGACATCCGCAGTACAGAAACTAAAAACACATTCAATAATTTATTTGACTTTTGACAATAAAAATTGTTGACTTTTATACTAAATCTAAATATAATCACTTAAAGGAAATTAAAATGAAAGATATTCTTACAGACATCGTAGCACATACACACAACTTAGGTATTTTGCCTTTAGTCAAAGTTACAGGCGAAAACGGAACTACCTCTATCGAGTCTATGGCCGAAGATCGTAGCGTTATTCTTAATGCCAAAACAAAAACTCCTGTTGCAGAGTTTCAAGGTGTTTTCGGTATGCCTAACTTGGATAAATTAAATTTGCATTTAAAGAATCCCGAGTACAAAGAAAATGCTAAAATTGAAGTTGTTATTGCACAACGTAACGGAGTTGATATTCCTGTTAGTCTACACTTTGAAAATGCAGCAAAAGACTTCGTCAACGATTATCGCTTTATGAACAGTGATATCATTAACGAAAAGCTTAAAAGCGTTAAGTTCAAAGGTGCTACTTGGGATATCGAATTTTCACCTAACATTGCAAGTATCGGGCGTTTGAAACTACAAGCTCAAGCACACAGTGAAGAAAACGTATTCCAAGTCAAAGTTGAAAACGGTAACTTGGTATTTTTCTTTGGAGATGCAAGTACACACGCAGGTAGCTTTACATTCCAAGCTGGCATTACTGGAAAATTAAAACAAACTTGGGCATGGCCTGTTGTTACTGTTATGAGTATTTTAAATCTTGACGGTGACAAGACTATGCGTATTGCTGATGCAGGCGCTATGCAAATTACAGTTGATTCTGGCCTTGCTGAATACAACTACATTCTTCCAGCACAGAGCAAGTAATGGAAACTAAAAAGAGAACAATAACAAGAATGGTAACGTACAGGATTACTGCCTGGCTGTTTACTATTCTTTGGACATATATGTTCACTGGTGATATCAGCAGTGCTACTGGATTTGCCACTGCATTGCATGTCCTTTTGAGTATTGATTATTACATACACGAAAGAATTTGGTTAAAAATAAAGTGGGGTCGAATTGAATCGTAATTTAACAGCGGCACAGAACGACTACGCATACTTCTTGCCAGCAACGTCAGGTTTCTACAGTACCTTTATCGGAAAACAACGATATGGTAATTATGTAGATCCTGCACGTATACCGGCAAGCTTTAAAAGTGGCGTAGAATCGTTAAACTATTTAGAACCAGACAAGGGTGCGTTTTATTACGATCATTGTTTGTATTCAGCAGGACATGCTAACTTAGATCTTACTAAACAAGACGATAGCGAAGACATGTTCCGTAATCGTGATCGTTCAACAAGTTGGGTATTAGGTGACTCAGGAGGTTTCCAAATTGGTAAAGGTGTTTGGCCTGCTGATTGGAAAGATCCTAATTGCCCTAAAGCACAAAAGAAACGTGAACAAGTTCTTACTTGGATGGACACACTAATGGACTACGGCATGGTGTTGGATATTCCAGCATGGGTTGCTCGTAGTCCGGCAGGTCGTGCGGCAACCGGCATTACTACTTACGCAGAAGCAGTGCAAGGAACTTACATCAATAACGATTGGTTCATTAACAATCGCAATGGCAACTGCAAGTTCTTAAACGTTCTGCAAGGTGAGAATCATCCCGATGCCGATGATTGGTATGACCGTATGAAAAAATACTGTGATACTAAAATCTACGGAGACCGTGCTTTCAATGGCTGGTCAATGGGCGGACAAAATATGTGCGATGTACACTTGGTGCTTAGACGCCTTGTGGAATTACGATATGATGGCCTATTAGAAAAAGGTCATCAAGATTGGATGCACTTCCTGGGCACCTCTAAGTTAGAGTGGGCAACTTTATTAACTGATATTCAACGAGCTGTAAGAAAGTACCATAATGAAAACTTTACCATATCTTTTGACTGCGCCTCACCGTTTTTGGCAACAGCAAACGGACAGATCTACATCCAAACAGAAACAGAAGATCGTAAAAAATGGGTCTACCGAATGGTGCCGTCTGCTGATGACAAAAAATACGCCTCAGACACAAGACTATTCCAAGACGCAGTAGTACAAGACGGTATCTTTAAAAACTTTGAAACAAGTCCTTTAATGGACGGTGTACTGATGAAAGACGTTTGCATCTACGGTGCAGGCACTGTCAAGCCAGGTGTTACGAATCCTGATCCTTACAATCCTGCAGATTGGATTGTGATGCCCGATGTTAACAAATTGGGCAAGGTCAGTAACCGAACAAGTTGGGATTCATTTAGCTATGCTATTCAAATGGGTCACAATGTTTGGAGTCACATCAATGCTGTGCAAGAAGCCAATCGTCAATACGATGCCGGCATTATTCCTAGCATGTTAGTTCAAGAAAAGTTCAGTCGAATCTACTTTAAGGATGTTGTTGACAGTATTTTTGCTGCCAACGACAAAGGTTCGGCATTGGCTATTGTAGAAGACTATCGTAGATATTTTGATACTATTATTGGCACAAGAGGAAACACTGGTAAAAAGATGACTAATGCATCTGCCAATTTTACCAATCTGTTTGACATAGTAGAACAAGATCCTGTACAATTAGAACATGCTGAAGAATTTACTGAAGCAGAAGAATCCAAACTTGACGAACTTGAAGAAGCTGTAAAGAATGACGCTACCTGACGAAAGATATCGTGCTGTGATGTGGGCTAAGAGATTCTTAGAATCTATTGCCTATGATAAAAAAGCTTACCCTCGTATTTCTAAAGCAGTACGAGGAGAAGCTCACAGTATTCTACGTCATTTTCCTAGTACTTGGGATATGACTAGAGTTTCTGAGGCTGCTCCTGATGTGTTTAAAGAACGTATGGAACCAGTAATTCGTTTAATTAAACAATACGAAGAAGGTAAGAAGAATGAAGCGTGATTACGGCACAGGCCGAGCCGACAATATTATCTTTTTCACTGGCATTGAAATTGAGCACACTCCTGCATACGGGAAGAAAACTCTCTTTGTTACAGGTGTACAACCTGTTGAACACATTGCATTAAATTTGCAAGGATGTGAACATATCTTTTTTGGTGCTAATCACAGTTACAATCCGCAAACTTATGAAGAGCACAAGGCTTGGGAAGAAATGATACGTTTCTTCTTAGACAAAGATTATCTCTGTTCATTAGATATTCCTATCAATCAAGTAGAAGAATTTCATGAAAGCGGTCTTTGCGAACACGATAATTTTATTCCGCAAATAAGAGTGCCAATTCCTTATGTAAAATTATGGAATTATAATACAATGCTTAAAATCGATGATAAAGATTTTAAGGCAACTAATCCCGGTGTGTGGTCCCACAGTCTACATACACTAATGGATCGTAGTAAGTTCACAGACTGGTCACAATATAAGAATGATGAGATTATCAAATGAAAGAATTTGTTGTTAAAGATAATGCCGGATTTAAACTAAAAGTAAAAAGCTGGAAATGTAAAACTCCAGCAGACTTGAACGCTATTGAAATCAAACAAGATATTCGACCTAATAAAATGATCTGGGTGACCTTTCGTAAAGAAGGCATTCACAAATATCCGGCAGCGGCAACTGATCCCAATTTAGCAACAGGAGATGAATATGACGTTTCGTTTTTGGCTACTCCCCATCGCCATATCTTTCACTTTAGGGTGTGGCTATCTGTTACGCATAACGACAGAGACGTGGAGTTCATTCAATTCAAGCGGTGGCTTGAAAAATTGTATTCTAGCGACCAAGGTGTATTGTCGTTAGATTATAAAAGTTGCGAGATGATGAGTGATGACTTACACGCTCAAATCTCAGCAAGGTATCCAGACCGTGAGGTTTGGATTGAGGTCTCCGAAGACGGAGAAAATGGTTCATTTATTAAGTATTAAAAGGAAAGCTATAATGGCTAAGAATAATTACAAAGACGTTAACTACTTTGAAAATCGTCCCGACATCGTTAAGATCTTTGACGATTTGGAAAAGTTTAAAGACTTCTGTCGCTTTGAACTTTGCGAGTTTAACGAGGCCAATCTCTACAACAGAGACAGCCAAGTTTGGAACAACTTCTATCACGCCAATCGTCCAAAGCGTCCATGGAATGGTGATCGCAAGCCAAGAGGCGAATACAATCGCAGCGGCAACGGACAAAATCGAAACTATCAGCGTTAATATGATCTACATCGTCGACTTAGAGGCGGTGGAATCAAGGTACACGGGTCAATGGAAGATTCATGTACCTGATCTACTTAAGAAAGCAGGACACAATGTTCAAGTTATTTCTGGCCCTGAAGATATTCCTTCTGCCACTACTCCTGGCGCTTTCCTTAATTTTGGTGGTACCAACATATATAAGTCAGCGCTTGGCATCCTGGCATCATCAATCTCAAGTACATGAGCGAACTGCTGGGCATTCCAGTCGTTACACACGGCTTATGGCATGCTGGCAGTTATGATCCTCAAGACTTTTTAGGACGACTAGTAGGAGACAAGCCTTGGGTTAGACACGCTGAGAAGAGTTTTTATCATGCGTTTGATCATAACTACTTTGCTACAGATTTTCACATTGACATGTTCTTTAAGAACTTGTTTAGTGACGAGAACTTAGCATATTTTGGCAACAAAGTTGTGCGTACAGGCTGGCCTATGGAATATATGCAAGATACTCTTGCACCTTATAAAGGCATGAAGAAACGAGACATGATCTTGTTTCCGCACCGTATTGCTCCAGAGAAGCAAGTTGAAATTTTTAGAGACTTAGCTAAACATCTGCCACAATACGAGTTTGTTGTTTGTCAAGATAAACAACTTACTAAGCATGAGTATCATACACTGTTAGGTGAAGCTAAAATGGTGTTTAGTGCTAACTTGCAAGAAACATTAGGTATTAGCTGGTATGAAGGTGCTATTGTAGATGCTATTCCTATGGTGCCTGATAGACTCAGCTACAGTGAAATGGCATTTGACACATTCAAATATCCAAGTAAATGGACTGAAAGTTATGATGCATATACAGTATATCGTCCTGACATTTGTCGTGCTATTATGACACATATGGATTACTACAATACTAGATTGCCGCAAATACAAAAACAAGTGGAATCATTACATGAGCAATTCTTCTCAGCAACCAACCTCATCAAACGATTTGTTTAATGATGTTACTATAATATTATCAGATGATGTTGTAGTAGGAGATATTACTATTCCTACATACAGTGGAATAGGATCGTATACTACAGCATCATCGATGAATAGTATGAATAGTATGAATACTATAACACTGACAAGCGGTGGTGCTGTAGGATCATCTTATTCAATAAACGATACTATTACGCTTAACACTGATTATCAGTTTAACTGGGGTGATGCAGAAGAATGGATTGATTCGTTTCCAGATTGGCAACGTGTGCAGGACATGTGTAAAAAATATCCCGGATTAGAAATTGCACTGCGTAACTTTCAAACTGTATATACACTTGTAAAGGATGATTATGATAATCCAAAAGATGAAAAATAAGTTTTTTCAGTTAATGGAAAGACTAGGCAGAAAACGAATTGTATTAGATAGAGAATCAAATGAGCCTTACCTCGAACGTTATTACCTGTTTCTTAAAGATAGAAAGCACTTCCCCTTTAATATCTTTTTGCACAAGTTCCTTAAATCAGATCCCGATGATGTGCATGATCATCCATGGCCTTACGCTACTCTAATACTAAAAGGCGGATATTATGAATGGCTTCCTCAATTTAACAACAAAAGCGAAAAAATTGGCGAGATTGCAGTGTGGAGAGCTCCTGGTCATTTTCGTATTTGTAGTGCTAATAGTTATCACAGGATTGAGTTAGATCCTAACGTAGAATGTTGGACACTGTTTATGCCAGGTCCTCAAAAACGAGAGTGGGGATTTCTCGTAAAGAATAAATGGATACACAATGACCAATACCTACAAAGTCGTAAACCCATCAACTAATTATACATATACTACCAGTGGTACAGCTGGACAATTTTTAACGAGCGGATCAAACGGCACTACTTGGGCTACGTCACCTAACTATACCATAGGCGACGGAATAATGAAGGTAAGCGGGGACCCTGCTACGCTAGAAGTTAAAGGTAAAATGGTGCTTAACGGACAAGACTTAGAAGAACGGCTAAAAACAATTGAAAAAGTCTTGGCAATTCCAGAAAGAGATGTTACACTAGAAGCTAAGTATCCTAGCTTAAAGAAAAAGTTTGATGATTATATCAATGCTTTGGAAAAATATAAAACGTTTGAACGTGTAAAAGGCACTTATGACTGACGAAAAGAAAACTCCTGAAATTATCTTTGCACCTGGCTGTTTCGATAGTTTTGAAGGCACTCAAGAAGAACTTAATGAACTTATGTCTGAAATTCAGAGAATGGCAGAATCTGGAGAATTATTTGAAAACGCTAAAGCTCTTGATCTTGACGAGTTAACTGAAGAAGACCCAGAATTTGCTGAAAAATTAATAACTGGCTTAGACAATATTAACGGTCAAGGAAAAAGAACATTGCAATGAAATATGCACTGGGCGCATTTGCGGCAACAGTAATTTGGGTACTGTTGCTTTTTCTTATTCCTTTTCCTGAGGGTAGAATCTACGATTGTGGAATGGCTGAGTGGCATCCTGATATTCCTCCTAAAGTAAAAGAGGAATGCAGAAAACAGAGAATGCAACATAAGAAAGATATTATAACTGTATGATGACATTAGATATTGATATGCCTAAACTTGGATTTATAGGCTTAGGATTTGTAGGCGAAGCTATTCGAGAACACTACGCTGGATTTGAAAGAATATGTATCGACAATGATCCGTCAAAAGGATATATCGGAACTTACAAAGAAATAATGGATGCTGAGGGCATCTTTGTCTGCGTTCCTAGTCCGCAAAGTCTTGATGGATCTTGTAACACAGATATCCTAGAAAGTGTATTAGCTAATCTTAAAGACTACAAAGGGGTTATTATCAGTAAAGTAACTGCAACACCCGACGTATATGAACGATTAGGTAATCAGTATCCTAACTTAGTACACATTCCGGAGTTTTTAACTGCTGCCAATGCCAGTGCAGATTATGCAAAAGAAAACTGGGCTATTATAGGCGGTAATGTATTAGCATATCAGCATGAAGCTGAACGTATCATTCGATATACTAAAGCTCAAGCTGATATTGTTCACTGTTCTATCGGAGAAGCCAGTTTGGTAAAATATGCTATTAATAGTTTCTTATCTACTAAAGTAGTGTTTATGAATGAGTTGGCAGCTATTGCAGAGCATAACGGATATAATTGGAATAAGGTACGTCGAATGATTTCTATGGACAATAGAATTGGCATCAGTCATACACAAGTACCAGGGCCGGATGGCCAATATGGATTTGGAGGCATGTGTTTTCCAAAAGATACTAGTGCCTTATTGTATTACGCAAACACAATAGACATTCACTTAAATGTTTTGAAAGAAGCAGTTAAGAAAAATACGCTACTTAGGTTGCAAAAACCTAAATAATATAGTACAATGTACAACAGTCATCCACGACAATAACTCGGAGAAATTATAATGGATACAAGTAAAAACCTGTCGCAAGTAATTCGTAATAGAATGCGTAGCGACAACAAACGTTTCTGGGCAGGAGACAATATTAGCGACTATGTTGACGATAATGTATTGCCAGAATTAATCGACGAAGCAACAGAAGCATTTGAGCAAGTGCTAGATTCTTTGCTTATTGATCGTGAGACTGATCCCAACTCGCATGGTACAGCGAGACGTCTTGCAAAAATGTACTTCAACGAAATAATGGCAGGAAGATATGAACCAGCACCGGATGCAACAGCGTTTCCAAATGATTCAGCGGACCGTTACGAAGGTATGCTTGTTGTTCGTAGCGAGCTTCGCAGTATGTGTAGCCATCATCATCAACCCGTTAGTGGCGTTGCTTATATTGGTATTATTGCGGCTCAGAAACTCATCGGACTTAGCAAGTATACGAGGATCGCTCAGTGGTGTGCCCGTCGAGGTACTCTCCAGGAGGAACTTTGTAATGACATTGCTAGGGAAATCTCAAAAGCAACAGAGTCAGAGAACGTAGCAGTCTACGTTCAAGCAGTGCATGGCTGCTGTGAGAATCGTGGCATTATGGCACACTCTAGTCTTACACAGACTACAGTGCTCAAAGGTACGTTCAAAGATGATCCTCATACAAAGAAAGAATTCTTTGATAACATTAAACTGCAACAAGAGTTTGCACCGAGGTAATATTATGGCATTTTGGATTGTTAAAACACACTATAAAAAATCATGCGAACAGCATGAACACTATGTTCAACGCAACGGCACAGGACGAATCACAGTTAAAGATGGATATCGTTTTTGTACATTCAGGGTAGAAACTGACGACGATAATTTTCCAGAGTTTGAGTTTGTTCAAGTACCTGGCGGTGATGGTAAAACTGACAGCTTAGATATGTATTCATGCGAAGCTAACAACATTATCAGTTCAGAAATGATCGATATGTTTGATGGAGGTTGCTGGGGTGATACAGAAATTGAAGGCATTGAAGATGACAACGAAGTTGAAGAGTTACAAGAGTTCATTGACGAAAACGGTGCCTATGCGTTAGAAGATGAAGGCGATTGGTACTTGGAAGATACTGAAGTTTATATCTGGGGTCCAATTGAAGTTACTAACGAAGACGACGAAACTAATACTCGTATTATCATTGCAGACGAAGATGGCAATGTAAGTGATTTTGAGGAAGACTAATGAGTAAAGTATACTTAATTAAACCGTTACATAAGAAAAGCATTTGCTGGCACATTGAAATGTTCCGCGAAAATGCGGACGGTAGTATCAGTTGGTTCAATATTGATGATCACTATCGTTGGGGACAAGGTTTTGTTGAAGAAGACCTTGACTGCAATTTACCCTACGAAGGTGACGAACAGGCCCATGCTAAAACAGACTGCGGCTGGGGCGCTGAACTAGATGACCAACATGCTTGTTGGTTTGATTTTAGTGATGATATCAGCGAAGAAGAACAAGAAGAAATTAAACGTTGCTACTTAGAAGGCGATGGTAACGAAGAATGGGAACGTAGTGGTGCCGCTTGGTTATTCGATGCTGAACACTATTGGCAATTAGAAGATGAATATTTAGTTATTGATGCTCCGTATCAGGTTAGCCTATGCGAAGACGATGGCACAGTTATTGAAGAAAATGTTAAACTACAGTCTCGCTCAGATCCAAAGACAAGCTGGCCCTGGAGCGTAGATAACCCTAAACCTGAGGACGAATAAAATGAGACAAGAAATTATTAGCGTATTAAAACAACACTTTGAAGCACACATTCTCAAGCATAAAATGAATGTAGATATTATGCTTAGTAATCCTACAGCCATTCATGATCACACAGACCTAATGAGTGCTATCGAAAAAGAAGTAGCACTCATGGCAGAGTATCAGGACAAGTTAGAAATAATGAACTCTTATTTTGGAGAATAATGCTATGGCACGTAAAAAACAGATTGCAGAATTAAAAGAAAAAGATGAACCTACTGTAGTAGTTGGTTCACATCTAACAGTTATTACACATCCTGACGGAAAAACAGAACTACTTTGGGATGACGAAGCCTTGCTAAGTGAAGTTAGAGCTGCTATACTAAAAGCAGAAAGTACGATTCCTGCATCGGAAACAAAACCTAAACGTACTCGAAAGGCAAAAGAATGAACTGGTTTGACAAATGGGTTGCTAAAAAATGCAAGCAAGCGTGGGAAAACAAAGATAGAGATGAAATAATTGGAGCTAAACAAATGGCAATAGGTATGGGAACGATAGCAGTAGAACGTGGCCGACCTGAAGGTGAAGGTCGAATTACTTTTGAGTTAAGCACAGCAGTAGGTGGCAAGATTCTTAATGTGCGGCATTATGATGAACGCAGAGATCGTCACGATCATCAAACTTATGTTATTCCTACCGGTGAAGACATTGGCGAACGTGTAGCAAAGATTATCAATTTAGAGATGTTTAAACAATGAGTAAAATTAAAATTGCAGAGCTGTTTTACAGCATACAGGGTGAAGGACGCTATATGGGTGTACCTTCTGTGTTTCTACGCACATTTGGTTGTAACTTTAAATGTCAAGGATTTGGTATGCCTCGAGGAGAAGCAAGCCAAGAAGTCGAAGCTATTGCGGCACGTATTACAGAATTTAAAGATTATAAAGAGCTCCCGCTTGTGTCAACTGGTTGTGATAGTTACGCAAGTTGGGATCCTCGTTTTAAAGATCTAAGTCCAATGTTGGAAAGTGATGCCATTGCAGACAGAATCATGGAGATACTGCCCTTCAATGAGTGGAAAGACGAGCATCTAGTTATCACAGGTGGCGAACCATTACTAGGTTGGCAACGGGCATATCCTGATTTGTTAGATCACCCTAATATGGCAGGCTTAACAGAGATTACATTTGAAACAAATGGTACTCAACAGTTATCGCCAGAATTTAAAAAGTATTTAAAACAATGGCAAATAAGAAATTGGCATAACGGCGGGCCAGTAAAAGAAATTACATTCTCAGTAAGTGCCAAACTTCCATGTTCAGGCGAAAAGTGGGAAGATGCTATCTGTCCAGAAGTAGTTTGTGAATATGAACAAGTTGGCACAGCATACTTGAAGTTTGTTATTGCTACCGAAGATGATTTTGATGACGCAGTAACTGCTACACTCGAATTCCGTAAAGCAGGCTTTAAAGGACATGTTTATCTAATGCCAGTAGGCGGTGTTGAAAGTGTTTATGCACTAAACAATCGCACAGTAGCAGACTTAGCTATGAAACACGGATTGCGATATAGTGATAGATTACAAGTGCCGTTATTTAAAAATGAGTGGGGAACCTAATGATTAAACAATTATTTAAAAAGATCACAGGTATTCAAGCAATTGAAGACTTGAAAAAAGAAGCAGACGCGGCAGCAGTTGAAGCAGTTAAGGCAGCGGCAATGGCTAAAGCTGAATCAGATGCGGCCATTGCTGCCGCAAATGCTGAAATTGAACAAGCAAAAAAACAAGAGGAGGCTGCGAAACTTAGCCCAAAAGAACGTGCCTCTGCCCAAGGGATTCCTTATGTAGCTGTTTTAGATACGCACGTCAATAAAGATAATATTAGAAACGGCTTTTTTGAGCTTGACTGGAATGCAGAGTTTGTGTTACAATTGAAACAAACTGGATACGGGTTTGATGGTGATCCAGAAGAAGAAATTGTTGATCGTTGGTTTCGCGATATTGTAAGAGGCATGCTAGCCGAAGAAGGCATGGATACTACACGCGGTGCTGGTTATATCAATGTTGTTCCAATTACTAAAGGTAAATCAGAGGTTTCATGACATATATTTTAGTTGACACTGCTAACACATTCTTTCGAGCTAGACATACTGTCCGCGGAGATGCTGACATTAAAGTAGGCATGGCTCTACACATTATGCTTAATAGTGTTAAAAAGGCATGGCAAGATTTTAACGGAGCTCATGTTGTATTCTGCCTCGAAGGTCGTAGCTGGCGCAAAGACTTTTATAAACCCTACAAAGCAAATCGTGCCGAAACTCGTGCCGCAATGACTGTTAAAGAACAAGAAGAAGATAAATTGTTCTGGGAAACTTTTGATGCGTTTAAAGATTTTGTAGGAGAGAAGACTAATTGTACTGTACTACGTCATCCGCAACTAGAAGCAGATGATTTAATTGCAGGCTTCATCCAAGCTCATCCTAACAGTGATCATGTTATCATTTCGACAGACAGTGACTTTCACCAGTTGCTGGCTTCTAACGTCAAACAATACAATGGTGTTGCAGAAGAAACATATACACTAGAAGGCATCTTTGATAAAAAAGGCAAGCCAGTTAAAGATAAAAAGACAGGCGAACCTAAAGCTGTTCCTAATCCCGAATGGTTGTTATTTGAAAAGTGTGTTCGAGGTGATACTAGCGACAACGTCTTTTCAGCATATCCCGGTGTGCGTACTAAAGGCAGTAAGAACAAAGTGGGATTAACTGAAGCATTTGAAGATCGTAACAGTAAAGGATTTTCGTGGAACAATCTCATGTTGCAACGTTGGGTAGATCACGAAGGTCAAGAACATCGTGTAATAGATGACTACAATCGTAATCGTGTACTCATTGACCTTACAGCACAACCCCCTGAGATTAAAACTCTTATTAAAGAAACAATTGATGCAGGTGCTGTTCCTAAAGAAGTAACTCAAGTCGGTATTAGACTATTAAAATTTTGTCAATTGTATGACATGAAACGTATCATGGATAGTATCCAACAATACGCAGAACCTTTCCAAGCTAAATTTCCTGAACGAGATGTAACTTGGCGCAAACTAACAGAGACTAACTAATGACAGAAATTCACGCAAAACCTATTGTTGATGGTAAATTTTGGATTGTAGAACAAGACGGCGAAAAAGTCGGAACGCTACATAAGAAAGAAAACAACAAATTTATTCTAAGTTCTAAAACTGGTGAGAGTTGGTTTAACAAAAAAGAAGAACTTACAAAGGCATTTGGTAAAAATTTCTTTGGTAGCAAGATCAAAACAACTATTAGTCATCAAGAAGTTAGAGATGTTCATGGATATCCAACTAGTTGTTATCCGCACAATCCTATGTTTAATGTACAGAAGCGATTGCCATTGTTTACAAAGAGTCCAGAAAGTAAAAGCATCTATTGTGCTGGCTATTACATCATTAAATTCGATAAAGGATGGGTTAAAAGCCTTTGTCCTAAGCTAATTACTATTGAACGTTATGAAAGTAAAGGACCGTTCAAAACAGAATTAGAAATGAAGCAGGTTCTATCAAATGCCAAATCCGATTAATACTATTCCTATCCAGCAGTTTTTACAACAAGTAAAGGCTGCTGAATTAAGCCAACAAAAAGAAGTTAAGATAGATATAAAATCTGCAAAAAATCTTGCTTTTTGTTTAGGTGAAGTTAGTTCTAAACTTCTTATGGACTATGACAAACTTCTTATGGAACTTAAAGAAGCACAAGGAACTGGCACAGTTTCTGTACAAATGGATGGCGGCGGCTTTTCTAATAATTAAGATAAATATATGCGTACATTAAAAAGGACGCATACATGAGTAGACCAAAACCTAAAGTGTTATTGGAATATACTAATAAGAAAAACTATAAGAGTGAACAGATTTTAGAATCTGACGCAATATGGGCTGTATTCTATAAGAATCAGCCCTTTAACCTTAAGAGTTTTAATAGTTTAACTAGTTATCCTGGTCCTAAATACAAAAAAGTTTCATTTAGTAATCCCGGACACGCTGTTAATTTGGCTAAAAAATTGAATAAAACATTTAATTGCGAAGACTTTCAAGTAGTTAGATTAACTTCGGGTGAAACATTAAAATGATCTCAAAAGAGACATATACCAAAATTTTCTTAAATGAACTAGGTAAAAGCACAGATGAAGCCAATGTCAAACTTCATCTGCAAAAGTGGTGGCAAAATCATCGAACTAAAAAAGATGGCGGCTTAAGGTTGAGCGATGAAGGATATGAGTTTTTAGTAAAAGATCTTTCTCTACAAGAACACGAAATTCCATTTACTGATAAGATAGAAATTAGTCCGCAGGTTATTATATTTTTTGATAGATATTTGGACTGTCCTTATTACTTAACTTTTCAAAGTTTAACCGTTTTTAGCGAAAAAAAAGCCTTTGAGCTACACATGTTTTCGGACGATATTCGAAAATATGGGCTAGTCAAAGCAATGAACGCCCGAAATAAAGACAGCCAAACGGACTAAAACTCCTAAAAAATTGTTGACGTAGACTGCTTATGGCGTTATAATAGATACATAGACAGTTAGTTCTTAACAATTTTTTAACCCTGGAGTATTTATGAGCGAGATTATTTCACGCACCGTTGGCCCGAAAACTGGCAAAAAAGCAATTCGTCGTGCATTTAAGGCACAGCGTCCAATCTTCCTGTGGGGTCCTCCAGGAATTGGTAAGTCCGATATCATCAAACAAATTGGTGCTGAATTG